GTGTCGGTGTGCTCTCAAAAAAGCCACCCCCCTTACTCAAATTGCATCTCTTGCATAGCGCTTGAAGGTTATCCATTGAATCATCTCCTCCTAAGCGCCTAGGTATGATGTGATCTACGTGAGTAGCCTCCATGCCACATCTCTGACAAGTATGTTGATCTCTTGTTAATACTCTTGATCGGATCTTACGCCATAGCGCTGTTGATCCATCATCTCTTAACGCTGATTGCTTAGCCATTACAGATCATCATAACAAATGCCACATACCCACCAACTATGAACCTCATGCAGCTCTGACTCTGGTGTGTCTTGCTCACACCTTGAGCACTTAATCATTACATCATCAGTATTCATTAGTGATAGTTATTCCTTTGAAAGAACTCCCATGCTTTGCATGGTGAACCGTATCTGTTATCGATGTACTTCAATCCCCATCGCACTTGCTCCTCAGCAGTAGCATCTCTTAGATACTCTGATCTACCTTGAGGTATGCCCCAATGACTACCTGAGTTTGCTTTCCAATTCCATGCTGACTCTTTTCCATAGAGTTTACTTAAACAACTCATCTGGGTTTTATCATCTACTAATACAGCTGCATACTCTTTGATAGTTAATTGTTTTACCACATCAGGTGAATCTGCGTAAGCAGGTGTAAACAGAGTTATCCCAATAGCAATTAGCACCGAGCGACCTACCCGCCTCAGCGGGTCGCTCTGAACCCTTGATGGGTTCTGCGAACTTAGCGTACCGGACGTGTCAAATCCATTTGTATAAGTGCTGGTCAGAGCGGTGTTTCGTTTCATTGATGTCCCCATCCTGTTCCCTTAAATGAGATCCCGACACTGCCCCAAACTCGGTGCATTTCCATACCACAACAGATTGGCTGATGTTCCTCGTCCATTGATTTCTCAATCTCCATGGTTATCTGGCAAGTTACACATTTGTATTCATAAGTTGGCACGATAGGCACTTCCTTTCGATAAACGTCCAAGATCCACATTTATCACATCTTGCTGGCTGATCTGTTGGAACGACTAGATGAAGTATTGGCATGATGTCCTTGACTTTAACGAAAGCCAGGTATTCACCAACATCCTCACCCTGACCATTACATCGCATAATCACCATGGGAATCTTGCCATTAGCATTTGATGCAGCTTGTTTGATCCAGGCTAAAGGCTGAAAGTCGGCTCTTGCTTTTACTTCGATGCTAAGTGTTGGGATGTTGAGAATGTCCTCACCCTGACGACCAGCACCAGCAGTATCGGCGTATTGCCACCAATGCTTTAGATAATCGGCTATAACCTTTTGCGTTCTATAGCCTCTTGTTTTGCGATGATTAGCCATTGATTGAATGACATTTCTTACAAGTCCAAGTCGCATTGACTGGTGCATCAGCATTTTCTAACTTTGCTACATGAGCCAGAATGACCTCCTCATTGCATAACTGACATCTTAAAGTCAGGTGCATCAGGTTCATCCATTGACCATTGATGTTTACTTCTACGAATCCCATTATGCTCTCGCCTTCTGCTTGCCCCATTTGCCATTCGATTCAAGGTTATACCAACGAGTAGGGCAATTCTGAGCAGGTGCTACATTTCCACCTGGGCAAAAGAATCCACCCCAAGCGCGTCCATTCTTTTCACCCTCTTTCCATTTCATAACTCCATGCTCACATTCCTCCTCATTGATAACTCCAAGGATGTGCGAAATGTTGTCCATGGCTTCAGCAACTGTAATTGCTGGAGGCTGACTAACATCTCCATAGATTGGTTCCTTTGACCAAGGATCAGCAGCTAGTGCTTCCTCTTTAGTCTTAAACGATGGCACTTCTTTAGCCTTCGCAATGTCCTTAGCGCTTAGGCGCTCGACTTTGCTCATTTCCTCTCTGGAAGGTCTCTTGCCTTTAGCTGCATAACCTCCGTTTGCAAGCGCTCTACCGATCGCAGAAGTCTCACAGTTCTCAAGCGCTGAAGTTGAATTAACACCGCGATCAGTAACCTTCTCCTCAGCGTATCCTGTCGAAAACGCCACGCTATCAGCGAAAGTCCTATAAAGGTACGCTTTAACAATGAATCGATCATTCTGGAAACTCTCCAATTCTGTACTTATTCTGAAATCGGGGAAGTCCTTTATGAACTTCTCTAAACGCGTTTCAACTGTCTCGTAATCTGCCAAATTAAACACTTGGTAACTCCTCTTGTTTCATTAGATACTCGGTTTGTTCCGGTAATGACCAAACAGTACCGTCTGCCCATGTCTGAACCTCGATGGCGCAGCTGTTGCAGTAATGCCGTCTAGTGCCTTGACTGCGTGGATGATTGCTGATAACCGTATAAGTTGCAGCCTTTTGCCCAAGCGGTGAATTAGTGCCAAAGCGGACTTTGCAGTAATCACACCAGATCCCAGGGGCTGCCTTAATAACTGTCAAGGTCACTCCAATCAGTTGATGCAATCTGTCCAGCGAGCGCAATGTATGCGCAGCCGTCCTTGTAACTGTCTGCGTGGTTTGGCGACTCTTGTAAGCGTGAGACTTTGACAAGTGCCATGCAGATTGCGACTTCGTGAGGCTCGATGTTACGTTCAAGGTAGGCTGACCAGAGTTTGGCGATTCGAAGGTGATTGAGAGCTGCCAAGCCGTAATCTTTACCGCGGTCTGCGATGAGGTCTTGGGCTTCGTTAAGGATGTCATTAGCGCGCATTAACACTCACGCGCTGACTGTTCTTGCCAATCGCCAAGCCTTCACGCTTGCCCTCTGTAAAGCCTTTGCCCCAGCCCACAATAAACCAAAGGACATTGGCTAGCATTAATAAAACAATTACTGGTACTTGTAGATCCATTTGTTTTGCTTTCGTTCTTGTAAGCATTGTTGCTTACTGGATTACGGTCTCACATCTGGCAGACAATTACACGTTTATTTTGATAACGAAACGGTAACGATTTAGCCCCAGCGTTTGCCCTGATAAATGAACGATCCATCTTTGGGATCGATTGGGATAAGTTCAGGCGTGAAGCGCTTACCATGCAAAGTACCTACGACAAAGCCCATCTGCCAGTTGGCATAACCTTTTGTGTAACCCATACCAGGGCTTGAAAGGTCTACTAGATTCCCAACCTCAACACCCCAGACAATACGTCCGTATCGCCCTCCAGAGGCTTCTGAATGGGCTGAAAGTCCTAGTCTGTGAGTGTGTCCAGATACGACTGATTTACCCATACGCATAGCACCATTCAAGGCTGTTTGTCCAGGCTTGTTTGATAGTGGGAAAGCATCTCCGTGGCAAGTATGCCAACCAGGAGCAAAGTCAAAACCGTTTGGATGGTACTTAATACCAGCCTTGTCGTATCCCATAAACTTGTCATAGCGCAGCTCTGGCAGATTCATAAATGCCGGTAGTCTGCGAGATAAAGACTTGTAAACACGCGCTCCATGATTGGAGCCAACTACATCAGTAACGCCCAGGTATTCGAGAATCTCTAAAGTAAGTTTGCGATCCTCATCGATGTTGCCTTCCACCTCTTGCCAAGGTTGAGCGAATCCACCAAGTTGAGGTAGATCAATCTCGTCACCGATACAAATGGTTTGGTGAGGCTTGTAAGCCCTTAAAAACTTGCCTAGATTCTTGACTGCTGCTTCATGAAAGAACGGGGCTTGAATGTCTGAAATCCAAGCAATTCTTTTGACTGTCATTAGTCCTCGTCATCGTCCTCATAGTCACCAAACCGCTCTGGCTCGATAGGGTCTGGCAAGATCCAACCTGGATACGACTGAACATCAGTAATCATGAATAGAGTGATGCCCTCGCTAAAACCAGCCTTGCGTAAGGATTTATAGTATTCATGTAAACCGATGCAGTAAGCATCAAGTTTTGAATAACCTTGTTCCTCTAGCGCCTTGGTAGGTTTCTTTGCCATGTGTATAAGTGTCCCTTACTTATTAAGAAGTTCCATCATCTGTTCTTGGCGTGTCTCTATTCTTGCCAATCGGTCAGCGAGAGATGATCCACCATTCGGTGTAAGAGTCCACAACCAACCGCGAACCAAATAACGCAAACCGCCAACAACAATAGCAAGCGTTGAGAAAATAGCGAGAACAAGTCCCGCCCAATCATTTGCTGTCACCGTAGACCATAGGCTTCATCTTTAGGATTCAACCAACGCATAATTGGCGGGATCGTTGCTAACGCACCAGCGTAAGCGATGTTCTTTAGGTCAGTCTCTCCGGCAGCGACAAGTGCAAGAGCAGCTGTTAGAAACGCTCGTCCCCAACTTGCTAACATCTTTTTCAGGTCTTGGCTCATCTGTTCCTCCTAGTAACGGGATGTTAAAAAACTTCGAATCCGTATCGCCAGCCTTTGTAAAACTGACGTGGATGTGCTTGGTGTGTGGATTAACTCCGGTGTATTTGCGCCAACGCCAGAGGCTTCTAGCGCTTGCAATCTTGTGATTAAAGATGACATAAGCAATGCGTTTATCTGTTCGGGCTGCAATTCGTATCTGGTCGGCAATGTAAGCAGCTGTAGAGGCTTGTTCATTGAAATCAGCATCGAGATCGATAGCGCGGACGTACCCTGTATTAGGGTCAGGGTTATGATCGCTCTTTCGGCTGGAGTGCTTTGCATCTCCGATTGTGCCGTCAGAGTTACGCTTTCTGTCAGGATAAGCATCGTCTGCCTGTTCTCTTAATTGAACAACTGATTTAGACAGTTTAGGCTTCATTGGTAAACCCAATAAGAACTTCTATCTCAACCCATTGCAACAATGTTTCGTCCCATGAATAGTTTTTCCCATCTGTAGGAACTGCTGTCGGTGGTTGCCAATCATAATTATTATCTAAAGTCCAAGATGCGAAAGGTTGTGGAGAAATGAATACATCTGCAATTGGATTATAAGTAAAACCTACTCCAGCAAATTGCTTACGAATCTTGCCATTATAAGAAGTGCGAACACACACCTGACTACGATAATCTCCGTACCAAGTTTCTGGCAATAAACCATCAATCGTTTCAGTTTCGTCAATGCCGACAATTACCTCGGTGACAATGTTATTTTCATTTAAAAATGCGTAATGTGCCATTATGTCCAACTCACATTTCCTGTGCCAGCAGTAATTGTGGCGCGCTTAAATCCGCCCGCTGGTGAACTTTCTGTACCTGTTACACCTGCACCGAATGAAATTGTGCGAGTGTCTGGGTATTTTAGAATTACAACACCTGAGCCGCCATTTCCACCTGATGTTGCATTTGATGATGCACCGCCTGAAGCTGCACCGCCGCCCCCTGAGCCTGTATTTGCTGTTCCTGGATCACCTGCTGCTGGTACTGGTGGAGTTGTTGCATCGCCACCTTTTCCTGAACCAGCCGATGATGCCCCGCCAATTCCGCCCTGATAGCCTCCGCCACCACCGCCCCCTGCACGATTTACAGATGTTCCTGTTATCGAACTAGCGAGTCCTGCTCCGCCTGCTGTGCCTGAAAGACTTGAAACATCGGCTGCTGTTCCACCCGCACCACCGCCACCTGCTGATGATCCCCAAGTCGAGTTTGATGCAGTTCCGTTATTACCTTGACCTGATGTTGCTGTTCCTGCTGTTCCGCCATTTGTTGCTGAACCGCCTGAACCACCATTACCGCCATTATTAGCAACCAAATTACCTTGTGCGCCAAAACCACCGCCATCTGAGGTAATTGTACTAAAGACTGAGTTAGACCCTGCTGAAGTTGAAGTTGTTGTTGCTGCTCCACCTGCACCAACAGTTACTGTGTAATTAGTTAAAGTAGAGACCGTGAGAGTATTTGTTCTATAACCGCCAGCACCACCGCCAGCACCCGCATAAGAGTTTCCAGCCGTACTACATCCACCCGATCCACCGCCAGCAATAACCAAATAATCAGTCGAAAAACTAACTGCTGCTAGTGCAGCTGAGTTTGTTATTCCTAAAATTGGATTACGCATTAAGCAATACCACCAATAATTGTCCATGAGTTAGCAGCTAGTTTAATGGCACTTGCAGTCTTGTAACGCGCTAATACTGGTGAACCAATAACTGCTCCTGCTGAAACAACGGTGGTCGTTCCTGGTGTAGTTGCTGTGATCGTAGTGATACCGGCACCCTTCATGTAAATGTTCAATACTGTTCCAACATCAAATGCAACGCTTGCATCAGTTGGAATGTAAAAAGTATTGGCAGAAGCATTATCCATTGTGACGATTGTATTTGTGGCATCGCCTAGGACAGCAGTATAAGAAGCACCAGTTTGAGCATTGATAGCCAAACTCATGTCATCTTGAGCAATCCAAGTAAAATCGAGATCGGTATTAGTTGCTTTGCTTAATACTTGACCAGTAGTGCCACCCTTTAGATCGACAAAGGACGTGTCCACTCCACCTAAAGCGGTACGAATAGCAGCTGCGCCATCCTTGACAAGATCTGTGTCGTCTGGTGTTTCCCAGCCGAAGTTAGTTGTGGTTGCCATTTTTCTCCTTTATCAGGCTACTATTGTAGCGTCAATCCATTGTAGGGTTGGGCTTAAAGTGTTCCATGTTTCGGCTGCTGAGACTCCGTTCCAGCGAGTGGATTGGAGGCTGAAGGCAGTTGGTGAAACGGTCAAAGTTAAGTAAAGCGCATTGTATCCAGCGGTAAAAGTCCAACCCTCTACAAAGCCTTGGAATTGTCCATTAGTGATGTTTGATGGCAAATCGGTAATGTTTACAGGTAGACCCATAAATACTTCTAGCAAAGCATCTCTATCGCTGTCATCGATCTCAGGGCTAGCAAGCGGAAAAGTAATTGACTTAAATTGAGCCTCTGGGAAAGCGCGCAAGGCTAGATAAAACTCAGCCTGATCTAAAGCATCTGAAGCGTTTTCTAATGAGGTTGTAATCTCATAAGATTGTTGTCCGTAAACAGCGATTGAATCTGCATTTAATGCCGACTCCTGAGCGTTCGCCTTGTAAGTAATCGTCACGTTATTGCGGACATCGCCAGAGCGCTTTGAGGTTCTGATCCCGCGAGCCAAGGCATGAGAGCCAGTTAGATCCACATAACCATTAGTGGCAAGATAAGAACTGCGATGAGTACTATCGGCATAACCAATTCTGCCCTGTGAATCCTCAAAGAGGTATCCGAGTCCAGATGTAGCCAAAGATGATACAAGGCTGTAAATGTCAGTTGTGCTGGATGATCGAGCAGTTAATTCATAGTCGCCTGGTCGATCAATCTCACCAAGCCCTGAGTTTTCAGCATTAACCCAAGTTATTGTTGGATCGTATCCAGCCCAAGTTTCAGCAGCTGGTACTTCATTCCAAGTATCAAACAAGGCTTGACTAAGAATCGTATAGATTTGATCTCCGTCAAAGTCTTTGCTTAAAACGCCCTCTGTGAGGGTTTTAGGAAGTTTAGACAAAGCACCCAAGGCAACTACCTTGATTCGCTCTGAGATAGCCGTGGATGAGGCTTGAGTGACTTCGACATCGATGTCTGTTACATAGCCACCAAAGAGGTTTACAAAAGTGCCAGTAGAGTCTTTGACTTGAATGTTGATCTGGTCATTGATGTCCATCTCAATAGGAGATAGATCAAGGTTAAGAATCTCAACATTGCAGTAGCCGGCATAAGGTTGCGAATAGATGTCTTGGCGACCAGAAGTAATCGTAAGGTTAGCAAGGGTAAGATTTGTGTAATCGCCCCCACCGTTGATCGTAAGGTTCCATTCAGGAGTCCATTGACTCATGCGATTAGAGCCGATCCAGGTCCACCGCCACCGCGATAAGAGGACTCGTTAATAATCTCTACAATCTGACGGGCTACGCCTTCTTTGTCCAAGGCTCCAGTTACGTTGATGTTATAGACAGGAGCCATTGAAGCATTCTCAGCCATACGGAATCGTCCAACATCGAATGAGCCAACAGCGGTTGATGCAGCTACTGCGCTAGATGCAACCTTGGCTACTGAACTAGATCCTGATGTTGTTCCACTTGTACCAGTCGAGCCACCGCCTCCGGTGTTTGAAATGGTTGGCGCTGTGTAGGTTGGAGTGCTGACCTTTGGCGCTGAAACTGTTGGCGATGTAAATGAAGGCTTAGAAATGGTTGGGATGTTAGGCAAGATTGGGATCGAGTTGTAAGCCTTGATAAGGGCATTGATGCCATCGATGGCTCCTGAGACTAGATTACGGATTACGTTAATAACACCGCCTACGATGTCCACGACACCGGCAGCAATCTTTGCCACGAATGTAATCGCTCCACCCAGAGCAACCGTAAATACTGGCACAATGTAATCAACAATAAATGAACCAAGTGCCTGAAAAGACTCTTTGTTTCGTTCGATTGCTTCTTTGAGTGGATCAAAAAGTTTAATAAACTTCTGAAAGTCTGGAATGACTTTATTAACAATAAGATCAATAAACCTCTGGATAATAGGCAAAAGGTTATACCCGATTGTTTCAACGCCTTCATCAAAGGCTACCTTCAAACGATCCATACGACCTTGGAAAGTCTCAGCATTCTTAGCAGCTGCTCCACCAAAGAGATCGCTAAGTTTTGTCTGAACCTGAGTAAAGGACATTGCCTTCAATTCAGCAGCAGTTAATCCGATACCTAAGCGACCAAGAGCTGCGCTGTTTCCATCGTATGCTTTACCTAGGGCATTGGCTACGCCTTCGAGAGGCTTTCCTGTTTGTGTAGAAATGTCAAGAGCAAGAGATAGTAAATCCTGAGCCTTTGAGACGTTGCCAGTTGATAAAGCCAAACGAGCAAGCGCTGGACGTAGGTTGTCGTCTGCAACGCCAGTAGCGCGAGCCATCTTGTCGATGGAATCCTCAGTAGCTGCAATCTGGGCTTTAGTTGCGTTTGTTGCGTTCTCTAATGCTGAGGCTAATTTAACCTGGCTTTGTTCATCGGCTAATGCAGCTTTAACGCCATCAACGCCAATCTTAACTGCATAGGCACCGGCAGCAGCAGCAGCCGCTAAAAACGCTGCACCTGCTACCTTGCCAAACTTTTCTAACTTGCCAGCGGATGTTTCGACATCACCATTGGCAGCCTTTAACTTCTTATTAAGATCATCAACGTCAGCAAGGATCGAGAGTTTAAGGGTTCTATTACCTGCCATTAATCCCACTCCTTCAAAATCTGACTAAATGCTTCCTCCCACTTACGAACTAGATCCGGTTGAATCTGTCGCAGAGTTGGGTAGATGAAGTAACCTGAGTTACCTCTGCCCTTGTTAGGCGTACGTTTTGGGAACTGCTTAAATCTATTAGATCCAAACTCCATACCGTAAAGTAGATCAAGAGTTGAACCGCCACCGCTGAACTTCTGACGAGCAAAGCCGTAACTGAACTCACCAATCTTTGATGTTTTGCTTACCTTAACTCCATCAGCAATACGCCTAGCAGCAGTACCTGAAACCGTACGAGTCGCTGCTGCAATCTTAATCTGTTGAGAAGCGTATTCAGCAAGATTAGAACTTTCCTTTTTAGCAGCTTCAACGGCTTCATCTGACATACCTTTGAACGCTCTGGTAATACCGCGTAAATCTGTTTTGTCATAAGCGATCTTGACTTCATCTGCCATCCGATCGCTCCTTCAGTATCTCTATCGCGGTTAAAATGTCGTCTGCATCCTCCCAGTATTGCATCGGTATCCCCGTCTCTATTGCTAGATTAACGAGGATCCGCCTTATGCTTCCTGGTTGGTGGCTTTTGGGCTATCGTCTCCGACTGTTACATCTGCAACGGTTTCAGACCAGATCTCGTAGGATTTAACAGGCTTTCCAGCGTTCTCTCGCTTGTAAGCGTTATAAGCCAGAAACATTAAGTCCCAGATTCCGATCTTGTCGTTTGCCTGAGAGATTGTGTTCCCTGTTGCCTTTTCCCACTTTGCCCACTCAGGAGGCTGAGCCGTATAAGTTGCTTCGTCTCCAGAGTTGTATGTAATTGTTATTGGTAGTTTCATCTATTGCTCCCGTTTGTTAGATTTTAACTGAATGTGTCTGCTGGTGTTCCAACTACTGTTAACGCCCAAGTATCGGTCTGTGCTCCTGGAGCACCGCCACCGACTGTTGGATAAACAGGCAATACGTTACAAGCAAAGACTGCGCCTGTAACTGCTGTTAATGAAACTGCAAGTGTGGTGTTTGGATTTGCATCAGCTGCAAGCCACATTGCTTCGAATAATGATGAGGTTGCACCCCAGTCAGCAAGTAACTCTACGTTAAGAGTCCATTGATCGTCTGTGTGCTTGTAAGCCTTGCCATCAAGTGTCTGATAGACATCGATAGTTGGGCTGTTCACGAGAGTCACGCTAGTTGTCTGAGCATCGTAATTAGTCGTTGCGATGGTTAGAACGAGGTCGCGACCCGTAATGACTGTTGTTGGCATTATTGGTTCTCCTTATGCTGTCTGCGTATACCAGGTGGATACGCGTATGTCCGCGACTAGCAAGTTACTAGCGCCTACTTGTGTGACTGTTGGTCGATCAACTAACTGGAGATCGTATCCAGCCGGTATGACCGCCACAACGCTTGTTATGAGTTGTTCTATGTTATCAAGTGATGCAGGGTTGCTGTTATAAGCAACGCAGCACGTAATTGTGTAATTCAACTTGCATCGAAAGGTGCTCTTGCCGATTGTCTCAAACTCCATGTAAGGAGAATCCGGTACTACGACAACAGCCGGTGCTGGGATCTGCTCAGGGACGTAACTAAATACGTTTGCTGCAACTCCAGATAAGGCTGTGGCAAGAGGAGTACGAACTGCTGAAAGAATAGTGCTCGGCATTACTGAGCCATTGTTTCAACATCGATGTAAGGTCCAAGTAGACCCACGACACGATTAAACAAGCTGCGACCCATTCTGTATGGCGATGGAGCAAAGTCCACGCCTTCAATCTGTCCGCCTGGAGCAGTACGAGATTGGAATACTTCAACTGAAACTACGATGATTGCGGATTCGACCGCTGCAACTCCAACATACGTTGAAGCGCCTGTAAGTGTTGCGGATCCGCTAGG